AAGAACCTTTATCAGCATTAGTTAAAGTAACCGTCCCTGATGTTCCACCACCTGACATTCCACTCCCTGCAGTAACTCCTGTAATATCACCCGTATTGGTTGTAAATGGTAGGTCTGAAACAAATCCTTTTTTAACGTTATTATCTCCAGCGTCGTGATAAATTATTGTATCTCCTGTTGCAATTGCGGTTCCTTCTAAGTTGGTAGCAGCGTCAATAAAGTTATCAGTACCCGCGTAATCTACATTTACTGTAACGTTACCAGTAGTCCCACCTCCGTCTAATCCCGTTCCCGCCGTTACTTCTGTAATATCACCTATTTGGAATCCTGTAACGGTGAATGTCCCTCCAGACGAGTTAGTAAAAGTTATGTCACCCGTATTAGGGTCAAAAGTACCTCCTGTTACAAAAGCATCGTTAAAAAGAAGTGCGCTATTAGCAACTGTGAAAGTCCCCCCTGTTGAGTTTGTAAAGTTAAGAGTGCTTGTTACTCCATCAGCATTTCCACTTGTAACCAATGCTTGGTCATTTGAATTGAAGTGTTCTAACACACCTCTAACTACCTTACCATTTTGGATTAACGCAACTTCGGTCCTTTTCATTATTATACTATGTCCTTAGACTCTATTAAAGTATAGGAAAAATTATTCCCCCAAACATCTCTCGCCTTTCTCATTATTTTCATGAATGTTGTCCAATGTTCGTTGGAAGCAATAACTTGACAACCCGCGGACCATTTATCCACTTGTGTGGAAGTCTTATTGATAAACTTCGTCGCTCTATGTATATTGATACCGATATTCTCTTCTCTTACTGTTTCCTCGTTTAAGTCATAAATACCATCTAAGTTTTTATCCCTATATACACTCATCGGTTTTTGTTGTCCAAGGGCTTCGTATCTATTTTGGTGTTTTCTAATTTTATGAGACCCCCTGTATTGTCCAGGTTTTAGTATTGCAACCCCTCGTTTATTTAGAATGTTTTCGACCCAATGAGTACCTGGGTCTGTAGTACATGGGAAACAGAAAAATTTCCACTCTCCGTCCTTCTTATAAGACACCGTGATACAGTCGTCGAATTTATTAGTAACTTTATTTTTTGTTTCTGAATTTCTAACACCTACGATGTTAACATCATAACCTTTTTCATTATGGTCTTCGAACCATTTATATCCTTTTAATTTAACAGTAGACTCGATTTGTTCTCTTGTGTAACATGTTTTCATTTTATTTTAAGTTTAGATGACAAGTTATTATAATATAAGTATCTTTTAATAAAAAAAAAGAAGTCACTTGGACTTCTTTTCTAATCTATTTATTTCTCTTTCAAGATACCATTTAGCTTTTTTCAAATCTTCTAATGGTCTTTCTTTATGTTTATACCTAGAAACATACTTTACTACATTACCATCATTAAAACCTAACCCCCACTCTTCTATAGCGTCTATTACTTCTATCTTTCCTTGGTTATAGTGGTTGGGGTGATTTACATTACTCACCTTTTTTAGTTACTGTTTTTTGTTGTGGTGGTGATGGTCTCTTTGGAGCTTCTGGTTTCCAGTCTTGAGGCATTCTCATATATTCTTTCGTCTCATGTAATTGTCTACCAAAATTACCCATTCCTCTATTCATCATCTCAAGTTGGAATAATAGTGTTTTTAGAGTCTCTCTTAATTCTACCTCTCCCATTTGGTGAGTCACTACTTCTCCGGATAATGCTTTTTCGATTAACTCAATTGCTTCTGGGTCATTCTTGAAATCCCTATTTGGGGCAAAGTACAAGTCCCCCATCTTAATAGTTGGTAAGTAGTACGTCTTGGTAATTTGTTGCACGTCTGTCCACTCTTCTGCGAACTCTTTAGTGTCTTTATTAGTGTAAGTTATTTTAGCCTCTTCTAAAGAAGTTTTTAATCTTTTACAAGCTGGGCAATTTGGTAGTGTGAAAATTTCAATTTCTAGTTCTTTCATTTTTTTCTTTTTAATTTATAAAGTTATTTAAGTCTTGGGGCTCGGCCTCCAATTGTTGTGATGTCAAATTTAAGAAGTTTCTTAAATTTGTAAAGTATTTAATGTTCTTTTTCATGTTTTCGTATAATTTTTCTTGCATAATGGTTAAAGATTTAATCCTTTCTGTCATTTCCACCTCACACATTGTGTTTGGTCTATGGTGGTATTCGTCTGAAATTATCTCCTGTAATTGTTCCCAAGCACTATCTATTTCCTCAAAATCTCTTACAGAGGAGAGATGTACCTCTACCCTTTTACTTAGGACCGTATCGTACCATTTTACCTCCACGTGAGGTAAAAACCAAACTCCAGTTCTTTTCATAATTTTTGCCCATTCTTCAGGATGTTCATCAGTATAAACATGTTCAAGTTCAATGTTATCGTTATTAAAAATAACATCAGCATCTTTAGTTATTGTCATTAGTTTAATACACCCAGGACATTCTTTAGTTCCAAATATTCTAATTTTCTTTTTCATTCTATTAAATAATTTTATCGACTAACCCATATTTAAGACAAGTTTTAGCGTCCCACCAAAGATCATGTTTCAATAACTCATCGATCTTTTTTTCTGGTACCTTGGTATACTCACCATAAATAGATTTTATTAATTCCATTAGTTTATCACAGTTCTTTTTTTCATCTTCAATCTCAGAGTATTTACCCCAGAACCCAGAACTTAGTTGGTGGATTAACATATAAGCATGTTTATGTATCCATCTCTCGTTACCAACAACACTTAAAGTTGTCCCCGCACTTGCCGCACATCCCTCTACAATTGTAACCACATCACATTTTGTGGTAAGAACTGTATCTAGTGAAGACATCCCAGCAAATACACTACCACCATAAGAGTTAATATGTAGGTATATCTTTGGTAGTGGGGTGTCTTGCCCTAAAGCTTGTTTTTGTAGTCTAACGTCTAACTCTCTAAGTTTCTTATTAAGTTCTAACATTTTTGGTCTCTCTACTTCAGAGTAAAAATAAATATGGTTATCCACCATATCTACTTTATTCTGATTTTGGTCTGTTACGGGTGTGTTTTTTTCACCGTCTTTTGCTCCCCAATAATCTAATCTTTTTTCCATGGTGTAAAAATAAAACAAAAAAAAGTTATAATCAATATTATGACAACTCTTTTTTGTTATTTATTTTCTTAAACATAGGACTCGGCTAATTCCCACAGACCCTTATTAACCCTAACTTGTTCATCAATATTTGTTAGAGATCTAACTGTTTGTTGTCGACCTTTAGGTAATTTATATACTAACCCTCCTTTTAATAACTTTTCTTGTAATACATTAAAAGTACTCCATAAAGAATTACCCTCGTCTTCTACTCTTGTTGATTTTAATATGTCCTTAACGTCCACATAGTCATTACCTTTAGTCCATCTTACTTTAATTGCTTTCCTAGCTAATGAATATCTCTGAGCTTCACTTAATTCTACTTCATTGAATGACTGTAGAGCTGAGGTGATTTCGGGAATTTTTTCTACTACTTCATTTGTTATTGCCCTAACATAATCCATATCATACCACTGGTGTTTGATTCTTTGTGATGCAAACATTTGGTCGGCGATAACTAAACCATTGGCACAAACTAATCTGAATACCCCTGCGTGTAGGTTAAAGGCATTCCTACCATCATGTGAATTAGTTAAAACTAATTCAGGGAGTGAGTCCCCAATCATACCAAGATTATTATTCCTTAACCTTATCATATGTTTCGAATAAGGATGTGAACCATTTCTTCCCTTTCTTTGTGCTACTTGGTAAGGTTCCCAACCTAATTTATTCATGTCTTCTAAAACTTGAACTGTTGGAATGAAGGAGTATTTGTCTGAAACTTTTTCTGAAGGTTCTGTTGTAAATATCGACGGTGCGATTTCTTGTATTTCTTGGTAACTGAGTGGTTGAGTCATATTAGTAGTATTTTTTTGATTAATTATACTACAAAGATACAAAAATAACTTGGTACTACAAAGAATAAACCAAAAAAATAGGTTAATCCCTATTTTTTTTCTTCTACTACTTGTTTTTCTTCACTCTTAGGTTCTTCTTTAGTTTCACTCAATTCGACCCCTTTCAAATAATACTCCAATTTTTCAATATACATTCTTTCCGGCCCGGCCCCTGCAAATCTTTCTACAACTTCTCCGTCTTTAACTATTAGGACAGTAGGGATACTCCTTACACTAAATTTAACCGACAGGTCTAACTCCTCGTCTGCGTTAACCTTACCGATAACCACTTTACCTTTATATTTATCTTCTATGTTTTTCATGATTGGGTTTAGCATCCTACACGGTCCGCACCACTCTGCCCAAAAATCAACTAACACTAAACGGTTATCTTTTAATGTAGTCTCAAAATTTTCTTTAGTTAATTTCATATTGTTTTATCTTTTTTTTTAATAGGTAAGTATAACTATAAAAATCTTTGTAAGAAAGCCTTTAGTAAATTAATTTTAGCAATTACAATCAATAAACATACACCCTCCCCAATGTGATTTTGCAAGTTTTCTTTTTATTTGTCCTTTTTGTGGTTGCCCTATTCCAGTGCTATTCACAAAATTACTTATGTCTTGATAATTACTAAAACTTGGAATTGTTCCTGTAAAACCATTTTGGGTTAAAAGATTTGTTGCACCCATTAATTGACTTTGTTCTAAAGCTGAATATGTTTGATTACCTGTGCAAGCAAAATTAACCATATTTGGCCAATTCATATTTGAAGGTAACCAAGTTTGAGCACAAGAACCAACCATTGTATTATCACATCCTGATGTTGTACCTGATGTTGAAACTTGATTCTCACATGCTGTACAATCAGGGTATGTAGATATTGTGGATGGATCATTAAATCCCATCAATTGACCCTGAGGGAATATCCCCTCATATTGCCAACACATAAATAACCCAGCACCTCCACCAAATGGAGAATTAGCTCCAGTACTCCCAATCCATGTTCCTGGTGATGGTGAACCTATTGTTTGGTAAAAATCATCTACTTTTTGCGCCCATGTTCCAGACCCTCCCGGCATATTAAATGTAGCATGACCCCCAGGAGTATTACAGTTTGAATAGGCTCTATATCTATGCCAAACTACACCTGTTGTGTTTTGTTCGTGTAATTCCTTAATTGATTCTCTGATTCTTCTTTTTATATCCATCCCTGCTTTAGGTGCCGGTTCTTCACCTGGCTTAATGTCGGGTACCTTAAATGGGTCTTGTCTTTTAGGTCTAGTTGGTGTTTTAGTTGGTGTTCTAGCTGGTGTTCTAGTTGGTGTGGTGGTTGGTGCTGGAGAGTTACTATATTCTACGTCTGGTAGGTCTGGGGAATAACTCATTGGTCTTTGCACCCCTGTTTCATCTTCTAATTCGTCCATCCACTCTTCCGGCATCTCTTCTTCTTCTTCTAAATAATGTTCTACATCTGGTTCGTTATCACTAACTACATGTACTTCACTATCCTCAGCGTCTTTAGCTTGTGTTACTCCGGTATGTATATACGAATTAGTAGAACCTAGATTTGGTTCAGCGGTTACACTATATGTAGGGTTGCCCGAAGGTGTTGTTGGTTTTAAGGTACCTCCTGGTCCTAATATTGTTTCACTTTCATTAGTTAATCTTGCGATTACTTTAGTTAATTGGGACTCGGTTACTATAATTTTATTTACCATGGTGAAATCTTTTTATTATAAATACCAAACATCGTAATAAAAGTCCATTATCTTTTGTTAAACTTAAGAACCGTAGTATAATAATCAAAATCCTCAAAGTATTGTCCCTCAAATTTTAAGGTTAAAGAAGTGTTAGTTAATTCTGTAACTTCAAAAGCCCTTAAGGTATTACCAACGGTGATCACTATTCCTGGTGGAGAACAATCAAACAGGTCACAAATACCATCACCATTAATATCTTCAAAATAGTCTTGTTGTCCATTCTGATTAATGTCCCAACACTGAGTATATGGGTTTAAGTTTTCTGATGGGTAAATAAAACGACTTATATCATAAACTCTATCGTTATCTACAGTAACATACATTTGTGGGTCTAATCTCCATATAGTACTGTTAGGGGTAACAAAATCAAAATCAAGGTCAGTATCCATAGCAATGTAAGTGGGGTCATTTACATTAACCCATGAGGTATCATGGTCATTACCAACCTCGTTTACATCAAGATAAACATGACTTGTCTCGTATAGTTTCCACGTTCCCCATAGTGTAGGTGGTTCAACAATTACCGGTTCAAATTCATATTTTTCACAACCGGTGAATAATATTGTTAGTAAAGAAAGTATTAATATTTTTTGTTTTATCATACTACAAAGATAAGTATTTTATTTGACACTACCAAGTTAAACGTTACTTATTTCCAGAATATTTGAATTAGTACTAAGGTTAGTGACAAAATAAGAGAGATAACAGTTTTAGTGGTCATACCTTCTCCCATAAAATAATAAGTACAAAAGGTAAAACATATCATCCCAAGACCAAACCCTATTAGTCTTTGTGCCCATAGAACATTATTGAAAGCCTCATATCCATATTTAGTCCCTATAATAAAGACGTAACTAATAGGGACACCCATAAGAGTTAGTAATAAAGGGTTTTTATCAAACCATTTCCACACAAATTGTCCGTTTAGTTGGAACCAAACTAGAAGTTGTCCCAGTCCTAGTAATGTCATACATATTATCATATTTTTATTCATGGGTTAAAGATAATAAAAAAAGGTGGAATTAACCACCTTTTTTATCAAATAACTTAGTTTGGGACAACTATTTTACTTCTTCGAATTCTGCTTCTTCTACATCTGGGGTTTCTGGAGGTGTTTCAACACCATCTTCTCCCATATTCTCATACATTTTTTTACTAGCTTTACTCCATAGTTCATTTAACTCTTCCGTGTATTGGTTAACTAGTTCCATATCTTCAGTTTTATGAGCTTCTCTTAAATTTTCCAGTATTAAATTTAATTCTTCTTTAATTTCAACCTCGATCTTATCTTCATTTTCTTTTAGTTGTTTTTCAGTTTGGAACATTAAAGCGTTAGACTCGTTTAATTTTTGAATTGTTTCTAATTTTTCTTTATCTGACTCCTCATTAGTTTTAGCCTCATCTTTCATTCTTTGGATTTCGTCATCGGATAAACCTGAAGAACCTTCGATCTTGATATTTTGTTCTTTATTTGTTGCTTTGTCTTTTGCTGTAACTTCTAAAATACCATTGGCGTCAATATCAAAAGTAACTTCGACTTGAGGTACTCCCCTAGGGGCTGGTGGTATATCTGATAACTGAAATCTTCCTATCTCTTTATTCCCATTAAACATTGGCCTTTCTCCCTGACCAACTTTAATATCGACGGCTGGTTGGTTATCCGCAGCGGTGGAAAAAATTTGTGATTTCTTTGTAGGAATTGTGGTGTTAGCATCAATAAGTTTTGTAAAAACACCACCCATAGTTTCAATACCTAAAGATAATGGAGTTACGTCTAGAAGTAACACATCTTCTATCGTTCCAGATAATATACCTCCTTGTATTGCAGCTCCAAGAGCAACGACCTCATCAGGGTTAACCCCTTTAGAAGGTTTTTTCTTAAATAGTTTTTCCACGGCTTCTTGTACTGCTGGGATTCTTGTTGACCCACCCACTAATATGATTTCATCAATTTCAGAAGCTTTTAGACCGGAGTCCTTCAAAGCCTTTTTACAAGGTTCTAGTGTTTTTTGTACAAGAGACGCGGTTAATCTATTAAACTCACTACGAGTTAATTTCTTAACTAGGTGTTTAGGACCACTTTGGTCGGCAGTTATGTAAGGAAGGTTAATTTCAGTTTGTGAACTAGATGATAATTCTACTTTTGCTTTTTCAGCCCCTTCTCTTAGTCTTTGTAAGGCTTGTGGGTCTTTGGATAAATCCATGTTGAATTGTTCTTTGCCTTCTTTTACCAACCAATCGATTAGTACCTCATCAAAATTATCACCCCCTAAATGAGTATCTCCATTTGTAGATTTTACCTCAAAGACACCATCACCTAATTCTAAAATAGACACGTCAAAAGTTCCACCACCTAAGTCATAAACGGCGATTGTCATATCTTTATTTTTTTTATCCATACCATAAGCAAGAGCCGCCGCTGTTGGTTCATTCACTATTCTCTCTATTTTTAACCCAGCTATCTCACCAGCTTCTTTAGTGGCTTGTCTTTGAGCGTCGTTAAAATAAGCAGGTACAGTTACTACCGCCCCAGTTACTTCAGTACCTAAATAATCTTCCGCACTTCTTTTTATATTTTGTAAAATAACCGCTGACACTTCTTGTGGTGTGTAGTTTTTATCATCTATTACTATTTTTACGTTTCCTTTAGTATTTTTTATTTTGTAAGCCATTTTAGTGGTTTCTTTTTTCACCTCTGAATACTTAGACCCAATAAATCGTTTTACCGAGTATATTGTATTTTCTGGATTGGTCACCATTTGTCTTTTTGCTGGTTCACCAACCAATCTATCACCATCTTTATAAGCCACTATAGAAGGCGTTGTTCTTTTACCTTCTGAATTAACTATAATTTTAGGTTCATTCCCCTCTATTACAGCAACACATGAATTTGTCGTCCCTAAATCAATTCCAATAATTTTTCCCATTTTTTTTTTAATTTTTTTTTTCTTTTACTTTATTTTTATTATTCGATGAATTTTCATCTACACCAAAAAGAGAGTCTAACTCAGAAATTCTCTCTTTAAGTTTATCTTTTTTTTCTTTTATTTTATAAATTGTTTCCTCCATCATATTATCTTATATACCAAAAGTGTGCCAAAGATATAATTTATTTTTTCTAATGACAACATTACCGTATTACTATTTTTTTAGTGACATTTTGTCAATCACCCCATCTGTTATATCCATAGACACGTCATTTTCTCTACCTTCTTGGTATGCTGTAACTACTTTATCACTAAAGTCATCTTGAGTTATTATTGCGTCTACTCTACCTAACCCTGTTAGTCCATCTGAGAGACCGAATAAGTCTCTCACCCCGTAAATACCTTTACGACTAAAGGTATCGACGATCCTATCTTTATTAATGTATCTTTTGTTAAACCCCATTAAACCAGTAAACTATATTTTTTAATAACTTTCTTTGAGATAGTACTAATGTCTTTACCTTCTTCCTTTAGTATGTCGATTACTCTTTGAGCAGCTGCGGATACCGAAGTAAGATTACCTTCTATTTTTTTCTTACCCTTGTAGATAGAAACTTCAGTACTACCAGGTTTAGTTTTCATCTTATCCTCAATCGCTTTAATAACTTTTTGTCTTACTTGATAAGTCCCCACTTGACAAATGTGATGACCTCTTTTTTCCATTGTTCTTGAACCGCCCATTTTTTAATTTTTTTTTAGTTAAACATTCTTTTTAATATGGTGGAGGTGGGGGGTATCGAACCCCCGTCTTGTTCATCTTCTCAAAACATCTATCCTACACGTTTAGTTTATTCCTTTTACTTTGACTGTCCTTATAGAATAAACAACCTTCCGGACCTTCGCAATTATTCTAGTTTTACCGGCAGAACAATTATTACCGGGTTCGATTTGTTTGGTGACGCCTCATAACTAAGTTACAAATCTTAAAAGCTTTAGATGAGACGGAGCCATCTCGTAACTTAGTTACGCGATAGCCACTTCTTGCCCTTCAGTCTTCAGAAGACCTTCATTAACAAGATTAGCAAATAGTTCGCCAGTTAAAAAAAATGAATCAGATTTTACGAGCTTAACTCAGGCTCGACGTGCTGATGTTAATCGACTGATGCCAATCAATGCCAGTCACCCCCATATTTTTAATAATCCCATTCGTCAGAATCGTCGTCGTAACCATCTTCATATTCTGAATTATTCCATTCATACTCTTTGAGTAATTGTTTCTTGTGTACATAAGTATATTTATTCTCCCCTAACTTGTCAATGACCTTAACCGCCATGTTACAAGTATTTTGTACATCCTCTACTACTACATACTCTTCTACCGTATGATAATTATAATAACCCGCGGCAAAATTCAAACATGAAAAGTCAAATTTTTCTTTTAGTCTCATAGTATCTGTATACGGATGGTTATACCAATTCTTCAAACCGTGTTCTAAAATAATATCTTTTACTGAAGTGAAGAACTCACTATCTTCTTCGAATAACTTAACTCCCATAAGTGTCAAACTCATTGTATTGTTCTCGGTTGAATCGAATTGAATTGCGTACCCTACATCTTTGAAGAAGTCTTTGTCTGCATCACTTGATCCGTGACACCCTGTTTCCTCCGCTACTGGAAAAAATGCCTTTATGTTATCAATCTGTTCCAACATCTTAAGACAAATAAAAACCCCTGCTTTATCATCTCCTCCAATACCTGTAGGTCTCCCAGTTTTTTTTTCGTATGCTTTAAGTGATAATTTATCTTCTCCTTGGGCGTTTGGTAACATCTCTTCGTTAACTACCATTTCTACAGGTTCGTGTACTGTGTCAATATGTGCAACAACACAGGGAAACATATCGGCGTTTCCTTTTGTAACATAGACACTACCATTTTTATCTTTCCAATGGTTATAACCTTTATTATCACAGTAGTTAGAAAGATATTCTATCATTAAATCTTCCTTCCAAGTCTTTGTTGGGATTGATAGTACTTCTTTAAGATGTTTTAGATTTTTTTCTTCCATGGTACAAAGGTAAGAAATTATTTTGTATTGGCAAAATATTTATCAATATACCATTCAATTGTTTTGGACATTCCCTCATTAAATTTAGTTTGTGGGGTCCATCCTAATTTATTAATGATTTTATGACAATCAATCGCGTATCTAAAATCATGACCAGCTCTATCTTCTACAAAAGATATCAATCTTTCAAGATTACTATATTCAGGTAGTTTGTTCTCGATCTGCTTACATATTTCTTTTACAATACCTATATTAGTCATTTCAGTATTTCCACCAATGTTATATGTATTAGTATCAACACCTAAATGATATATAACATCAATAGCTTCTGCGTGGTCACCCACGTATAACCAATCCCTAATATTATCACCCTTACCATATATTGGTATATTTTCATTATTAAGTACCTTATTTATTACCGTAGGTATTAACTTTTCTTGGTTTTGGTGAGGTCCGTAATTATTCGAACAGTTAGATATCACAAATGGTAGTTTGTATGTATTCCCATATGCTCGCACAAAATGGTCACTTGAGGCTTTAGATGCCGAGTATGGACTCTTAGGGTCGTAAGGCGTTGTTTCTAAAAAGGGGTCATCTTCTAAACCTAAATCACCATATACTTCGTCTGTTGATACGTGATAAAATCTATCGATATCATATTTTATACATTCATTCAAAAGATTAACCGTTCCAATAATATTCGTATTCACAAATTCCATTGGGTTGGTTATTGAGTTGTCTACGTGTGATTCTGCAGCCAAATGAATAACTCCGTTTATATTCTCCCTCTTGAACAGTTCTTGTAGAAATTGGGTATCACAAATGTCTCCTTGGATAAATTTATAATTATTTTTACAATCAAGATGTTTTAAGGTAGACAAATCAGACGCGTATGTTAGTTTATCTAAATTAATTATCTTATATTCAGGATAGTTTTTAACAAAATGATTCACAACATGTGACCCGATAAACCCAGCCCCTCCGGTAATTAAGATTGTCCTATTAGCATTTAGTAATAATTCCATAACCTAATATTATGAATTTATTTTCTTTTTGAAAAGGGTTAGTGATTAATTATTCACCTCTACGTCTGAAACCTAACGTTCTTTCAAGGGGAGAACCCACACTACTTGTAAAAATATTTAGTATTAAGTCTATTCTGTTAAGGATTCCCTCAAGGTCGTCCAAGTGTTCTTCTTCGGTTGACATCTCCAAAGTGTTTTCGGTTTTCTCAGCCTCCTCAACTAATTCCTTCACATCATTATATAGTATCTCAGCCGCGTCATCTTGGACTAGGTTACTTAAACTATATTTTACTTCTTCTTCTTGTGGTGGGAATAAATATTTGTAGACTTCTTCAGAAACCTCATATATTTCGCCGATAATTTCAACCATTTCAGGGTAATCTTCCGGTGGAAACGATTCAAGAGTTTTATCGGCTAAACTACCAAAAGCTCCATCAATACCTTTAGATGTTTTATAAAACCAACATCTACTGAATATATCTTTTAATCCGTCTTCCCAAGCTTCTCTTGGTCTAAACCCTATTGTCGTTGGCACGTCTTTTATATCACAAGCCTCTGTTAGATATTTCTTAAACGATTTTAACCTATCGTTAGCATTTTGAGTTAGGTATTCCGCACTATCAATAAATTGTTCCGTAAAATACTTGTCATATCCTCGAATCTTTTGTAATCTGTCAATCACACTTTTAGGATTTTTTCTAAGGTATTGTAAAACTTCAGGTGGTATTTTTTCCCCATACTTACCGAACACTCCTTCTATTTCTTTTTCTCTTGGGTACTTCTTTAGGTACTCTTGATACTTTTCTGGGGCTACTTCTGGAAAGGTGATTTGTAAAAAAGCCCATGATTTCCATCCTCTTGTACTTAATCGTAACTCTCCTAAAGCTTCTGGACCTGATTTTGGTTTATTAACTGGTGGGTTTTCAGAATCTATTATCATTTCTTTTAGATTACCCATATCAGTAAAATGCATAATTATTGTATTCTGTTGTGGTATAGGATAAGCAACCGCGATAAAATCTACATTTTGAAACGCACTATCTAATATTTTATGTTTTACCTCAAATAACTCAGAACTTGTTTGACTATCGGGAGTGTTAAATATTTCATATATTGTAGCGTCTTCTGGAACTAATCCTTCTTCTTTAACTTGTTGGAGTTGTGTCTTCAAACTTCCTAATGTTGGTGATTCGTTTTTATTACCAACAAACTTAAGGGACCACCCTCCTTCAGAAGTTGTGACA